TACAAAGATATATTCCCAGATGTCTCGCTCCAAGCAGACTCTAAGTCAGCGTCCCGTTGGGGTACGAACTTTAATGGCGAGTATTTTGCTATTGGTGTTGGTGGTGCCTTGGCTGGTCGTGGTGCCGACCTATTTATTATTGACGACCCTCACTCGGAGCAAGACGCTAAGTTAGGAAAGGCTGATGTTTTTCTCCCAGCATGGGAATGGTTCCAATCTGGACCCCTACAACGTCTAATGCCAGGTGGTGCTATCATTGTAGTAATGACTCGTTGGTCTAAATTAGACTTAACAGGGCAAATTGTTAATCAAATGGTTAAGAATGATGAAGTAGATGACTGGGAAGTAGTAGAGTTTCCAGCAATACTAGAAAAAGAAGGAGAAGAAGTCGCTTTATGGCCTGAGTTCTGGCCTGTAAAAGAATTACAGTCAAGACGTGCAGCATTAGACATAAGATATTGGAACGCTCAGTACATGCAAAACCCAGTATCAGAAGAAGGAGCCTTAATCAAGAGAGAATGGTGGAATATGTGGGAAGGAGAGAACCCACCCAGCTGTGAATTTATTATAATGACACTCGATGCTGCTCAAGAATCCCATAACCGTGCAGATTACAATGCTTTAACAACATGGGGCGTTTTTATGGATGAAGAAACAAACAATTATAATATAATATTACTAGATGCTATTAAAAGAAGACTAGAGTTTCCAGAACTTAAAGATTTATGTATAGAAGAGTATAAAGCATGGGAACCTGATGCGTTTGTAGTGGAGAAGAAGTCAAATGGGGCTGCTCTTTACCAAGAGTTTAGACGTATGGGTATTCCTGTAGGAGAGTTTACTCCTGGCAAAGGACAGGATAAAATAAGTAGAGTAAATGCTGTGTCTGACTTATTTAATTCAGGCATTGTGTGGGCACCAGATAAAAGATGGGCACATGAAGTAATTGAAGAGTGTAATGACTTTCCTGCAGGTGCAAATGACGACTTAGTGGATGCGACAACCCTCGCACTAATGCGGTTCAGACAAGGTGGATTTATTAGGTTGCCAAGTGACGAAGAAGATGATATACAAAGTTTTAAAAGGTATAATCAGAAACGTCTATATGTTATTTAACAACGGAGATAATTATGATATACCAATTTATAAGAGAGAAAATTAAATGGTTAAAGAAAACACACAATCAATACAATTTAATAATAAATATTGTGTTGGTTATACTAGTACTCATCTGTATCTTATAGGAAAAAATCATGGCACAAGATAATAATGTTGATAAGGGTTTATACGAAGCTCCTAAAGGTATGGAAGAATTGGCTCAGAACGAGCCTGAACTAGAGATAGAAATAGTAGACCCTGATGAAGTTAACATTAGTGTTGATGGTATGGAAATTAATATTGACCCCGACCGTATGGAAGACGATGAATTTAATCTTAACCTTGCGGAAGAAATGGAAGATGATTTACTTAATGAACTAGCAGATGATTTAATAGAAGACTATTCAGGTGATGTAAATTCAAGAAAAGATTGGCTAGACACTTATGTTGACGGGCTAGACCTTTTAGGTTTAAAACTAGAAGACAGAAGTGAACCGTGGGAAGGAGCATGTAATGTCTATCACCCACTACTAACAGAAACTCTTGTCAAGTTCCAAGCAGAAACTATGACAGAAATATTCCCAGCTTCAGGTCCAGTAAAGACACAAATCATTGGTAAAGAAACTGAGGAGTGTAAAGATGCAGCGGCTCGTGTACAAGAGAACATGAATTATCAGTTAACTGAAAAGATGACTGAGTACAGACCAGAACACGAAAGAATGTTATGGGGTTTAGGTCTTGCAGGTAATGCATTTAAGAAAGTCTATTACGACCCTAACTTAGAACGTCAAGTGTCTATGTATATTCCTGCAGAAGATATAGTTGTACCTTACGGTGCATCTGATTTAGAAAGTGCAGAAAGAGTTACTCATGTAATGCGTAAGACACAAAATGAATTACGTAAGTTACAAGTAGCAGGATTTTATAAAGATGTAGATTTAGGTGAACCAACTTACGACTTAGATGACGTTGAGAAAAAGATAGCTGAGAAGATGGGCTTTAGTGCTACAACTGATAGTCGTTGGAAAATATTAGAGATGCATGTTGACCTTGACTTAGAAGGTTACGAAGATGAACAAGATGGAGAGAAAACAGGTATAGCATTACCTTATGTAGTAACTATAGAAAAATCTACTAACACAGTTTTATCTATTAGACGTAACTGGAGTCAAGATGATAAGACTAGACAAAAACGTCAGCACTTTGTGCACTATGGTTATGTCCCTGGTTTTGGTTTTTATCACTTTGGTTTAATACATCTAATAGGTGCGTTTGCTAAATCAGGTACTATGATATTAAGACAGTTAGTTGATGCAGGTACACTATCTAATTTACCAGGCGGGTTTAAGTCTAGAGGCTTACGTATCAAAGGTGATGAAACACCAATATCTCCAGCTGAGTTTAGAGATGTAGATGTACCATCAGGTAGTATTAGAGATAATATATTACCACTCCCTTATAAAGAACCAAGTCAAGTTCTTAATCAACTAATGAATCAAATTATTGATGAGGGTAGAAGATTTGCTAGTGCAGCTGATTTAAAAGTTTCTGATATGTCAGCTAATTCTCCTGTAGGAACAACTCTTGCTATCTTAGAAAGAACACTAAAAGTTATGTCTGCAGTTCAAGCTCGTATTCATTATTCAATGCGACAAGAACTAAGATTACTCAAAGGTATTATTAGAGATTTTACTCCAGAGGATTACGCATATACTCCTGAGACAGGTTCAAGAGAAGCTAAACAAAGTGATTACGATAAGGTAGAAGTTATACCTGTAAGTGACCCTAACGCTGCAACTATGTCACAAAAAGTAGTTCAGTACCAAGCGGTTATGCAGTTAGCACAACAGAACCCAGATATATACGATATGGTAGAGCTTAACCGTCAGATGTTAGATGTACTAGGTGTTAAGAACGCAGAAAAACTAATACCACAGAAAGACAATATGAAACCTATGAATCCTGTTACAGAGAACATGAATATTATAAACAGTAAACCTGTGAAAGCATTTATTTATCAAGATTCAGAAGCTCATATCAAAACTCATATGTCATTTATAAAAGACCCTATCGTTGGTGAGATGATAGGACAGAGTCCAAACGCTACAAAAATTTATTCCGCTATGGAAGCACATATCGCAGAACATATTGCGTTTGCATATAGACAGAAACTTGAAGAAGAACTTGGAGCACCACTACCTCCACCAGAAGAAGCATTACCAGAGGATGTGGAAGTTGAATTATCTAGACTTGTAGCTAAAGCAAGTGAGCAGTTATTACAGAAAAATATGACTGACGCTCAACAGCAACAGCAGCAACAACAACAGCAAGACCCACTAATACAGATGCAACAACAAGAGCTTCAAATTAAACAAATGGAAGCTCAAGCAAAAGCTAAGAAAATGACAGATGACTCTGCTATAGATGCAGCAAGACTTCAATTAGAGAAAGCAAAAATGGAGTCACAAGAAAGAATCGCTGGTGCCAAACTTGGTGCCGATGCAGTCAGCCAACAAAAAGAGTTGGATGCAAAAGAATTTATGGAAGGTACTAAGTTAGGTGCTGAAGCCGTAATGAAAAAGCAGGAACGTAATAATACGCAAACTTAAAAACAGGAGAGAGAGATGGACGAAACGTTAAAAGTCCTCGCCCAACAGATAGGTGAGGAAGAGCAACGCATAACAGAAGATTTAGCAATGGGAAGAGCAGAAGAACACGCTCAATACATGCACGCATGTGGCATTGTTAGAGGCTTTCAAATAACTCAAGGTCTTATTGCTTCTATGATGAGAAATATGGAGGAAGATGATGAGTGAAATACAAACGCCAGTTAAAGAAATAGTATCAGCATCAGGTGCACCAATAAGTCCACCACAAACAGATGTTGAAGAAAGTAAACCCGCACAATTACCTGATGTTAAAGGCTACCGCATATTATGTGCAGTTCCTCAAGTAGAAGACTCATACAAAGGTGGGATACTTAAATCAGATAAAGCAAAGGATATTGAAGAACATTCAACAGTTGTTTTATTTGTGATGAAATTAGGAGACACAGCTTATAAAGATGAAGACCGTTTCCCAACAGGTCCTTGGTGTAAAGAAGGAGACTTCGTTATAACTAGGGCATATTCTGGAACTCGAATCAAAATTTTTGGTAATGAGTTTCGCATTATTAATGACGACACAGTAGAAGCTGTAGTGGATGACCCACGTGGCTACGAACGTGCATAACACGGAGAGCAAAGATGGCAGAGATAATCAATGAAATCCCTGAAGAATTAGAAATGGAAGGAGAAGAAGTTGAGGTAAAGGAAGTTGAGGCTAAAGCTGAAGTAAAAAAAGAAGCTGCACCTGTACAGAAAGAGTTAGATTTTGACATTGAAGTTGAAGATGATACTCCTAAAGCTGACAGAAATAGAGACCCTTTACCTGAGGATATTAAAGAAGAGCTTGAGGCTGATACTCTAGATGAATATTCAGATAGAGTAAAAAACAGAATGGCTCAACTTAAGAAAGCTTGGCATGATGAAAGACGTGCTAAAGAAGCTTCTGAAAGACAAAGACAAGAAGCTGAAAGAGTAGCTGCGTTTTCTGTGCAAGAAAACCAAAAGCTTAAGCAAACACTTTCAACAGGAGAAGAAGATTATCTTAAAACTCTTCAAGAGAAATATACAGCTGATTTAGCTTTTGCTCAACGAGAGTATAAAGATGCTTATGATATAGGTGATAGTGATAAATTAATACAAGCTCAAACTAAAATGAATGAAGCTCAATATAAACTGGGACAAGCTCAAGATAGAAAACCACAATATACGGAACAGGCTTTACAAACTCCAGGAAATGCGGTATCTTCAGAGCAAGAAACAGTTAGGCCTAACGTTCCACAACCAGATGCTAAAGCTACGGCTTGGCAACAAAAGAATCAATGGTTTGGAAAGGATGAAGAAATGACTTCATTGGCATTGGGACTGCATGAGAAATTAGTCAGGAATGGGGTAGACCCATCGTCTGACCAATATTACCGTAGTATAGATAGTACTATGCAAAAACGTTTCCCAGAGAATTATGGGGACACTGATACGTTGGAAGAGGCAAAACCTGCCCAACGCAAACCTTCAACTGTAGTTGCTCCAGCAACAAGGTCAACTGGCCCTAAAAAGGTTAGATTGACAAAAACACAGTTAGCTTTAGCAAAGAAATTCAAGCTAACACCAGAGCAATATGCACGTGAATTAATTAAAACGGAGAGTACAAATGGATAATAAAGTTAAAAATCGCACAAGTAGAGAAGCAGTAACTCGTGAAGAGACTGAAGTTCGAAATAAACAATGGGAACCTCGTTCAACATTACCAGAAATCAAGCATGAAGCTGGCTGGGCGTATCGTTGGGTTCGAGTATCATTGGTGAATGAAGCTGATAATCTAAATGTATCTTCCCGTATGCGTGAAGGCTGGGAACCTGTGAAACATTCAGAGCACCCAGAAGTAAATTTACCAGCAGACCCTAACTCAAGATTCAAAGACGGTATTGAAGTAGGTGGA